CTCGACAAGTCTAGTCGGTAAGTCTTCAAATATCGCAGTTGAACTAAAATAAAAATTTTGGCTTATAGGTCGGAATCTCCAATCTATAAGTTACATAAAAACTTTTAGTTAACACCATTTACAATGGGATAAAAGAAGACTCGAAGCATCTTACTGCATCCGACCTAAAACCTAAACACTATTTAACTTTGTTTTCACCTCTCGACGTATCGGGGTTACTTCCTTGGAGAAGTAGCTATTTATTTAAAAATAGTTTAGGACAAAAGACTGCGCCTTTTGTTTTGTATTAGTAGATTAACCATATTCCAGGTATATATAGACCTAATTTAATATCTATATATTTTATTGTGGGGACACGACCTCCCACTATTGGTGTCAAACATCATATAAGATGTCAAATTATGCTGCATTTGGTAATGTTATACCAGAATATGTTGGTACATTTAAGAAAAACACAAAACTGAAATCAACACCGGCAGAACAATGATATGATACATCAATATTATCAGAAGAAGAACTAGTTGTAATATATCGTGTTATAACATGATCTAATGAATCAAACAGTGTATTGTCAGTAGAACTACCTTCAGTACGATAAGCTGGGTTGTTACTAGAAAAACGTAAGTTGTTATAGTATGGAACAGCTACATTTAAGCATTTTTGTTGTTGACTATCAGCAACCATACGACCTGATAGACCATTTTGATATTGTATCATTCCAGCTCTAGGCATAGAACTTTGATTGACTTGTCCAACTGAAGATGCTCTAGCATATTCAGTTCTCAACAACTCAGTAACATTTCTCTCCACAGATTGAGTATTGTAATTTGCATTATTATAATCACAATTTATATACCAATTCACACTACCTCTATTACCAACAAAGCATGCTCCAATCCAATCTAATGGTGTTTTAAGAACAAAATTGAAATTTGCAGTTGCAGGTACTGAGTTGGTTGCAGAATCTATACCTCTAGAATCCCAGCCATAATAAAGCGGCATACGCGCAAAAGTTGATGAATAACTATTCATGGCCGTATTAACATGAGTATAATACAATTTTTTCCTATGCAATGTTACACGTCGTATTAGTTGACGTAATGATGTTACATTTTCACCCATGTGCAGTAAATTAGTAGATAATGGTGCCTTAGAACACTCCAATGCCATATGTTTCTCCTGTGTATCAAAAACAACATCTTGTGATTGTCTAAGATATATAGATAATCCATCAGATGATAATTTTTGAGATGTTGGATCTGCAAATTCAATATTATCATGACATTTAACGAAACATATAATGTTAATATCCGCATCGGCATTAGATGACGTTTGCTCATTTAATACTCTAACAGTTAATATACCATTTTCAGCGCCTGCTGTAGCTGTTAAAGGTCCAGTACCATATCTATTTGCAGAATTTGTACAACTCAAATAACGTAAATTTTGGGTATAAGGCACAATAATTTCAATATCCTTTTCCTCAGTTATATCTACTAAACGTGTAAATACAGTATTACTTGTATTTGTAGTTGAAGATATAGCACCATATGGATCCCAAGAGAACAGTAACCTACCTCGATGAAACATAGAAGCTACAATTTTAAATCTGAAAATTATATCGCCTCTCCAATAATTAAACATATGTGAAACCATCCAACTAGGAGTACCATTTGTATATGTGGTCCCACCATTGTTACCTGTAGTTCTATGCATGGGAGAGACAGCTATGTTAAATAACAATGTGTCAACTGTTTGTGCAGCATCCCAAGAAAAAGTAGAAACAAAAGCTTGTTTAGTAGCCAAGTGTTGTATAGATAATTCATCATCAATTTTAATACCTAAACTTTTGGGATCTATGGTAAGTTCATTTTTTGCATCAATAGTTAATTTTTCTAGAGGTATACCTATATCAGTTGCTGCAAAATTTGGTGCTGATTTAACTTGAAAGGGTTGTACATCACTAACAACTGGAACATCAGTATATCCAAATAGTGATGCTATATTGGCTGTTGCTTGTGCTGCAATTGATGTAGCTGTGGCATAAGGACCTATAATAGGATAATTAGTGTACTTACCCATAAATCTTGCAACAGCCGATGCCGGTTTAGATACAACACCTTTACCGTATTCATCTTTAGATTGCATACTCAAGGCTACAGTTGCACCACTTAATTTAACATCAGTAGCCCAAGCATAGACTTTAATATCACAACCTGTTCCTAAAATTCCGTTAGCATTCAATAGTATCATAGCCATACTTCGTAATGAAATATAACCCATACTTTCAAAATCTTTGGCTACACCAATTCGTAACCAATCTCTAGGAAACAAAAAA